CCGCGGTTCCGGAGTTTGAGGACTGCCAAAACCGGCTGCAATGGAAATTCCGGCCGTCGCGCGCGCAGGGCACCGCGGACAACGAGATCACCGTGGCGTTCGGATAAACGGGCGGCGAGCAATGACGTACGAAAGCGTCAAGGCGGTGGAATCGGCGATTGCGCCCGGCGTGCGCTATACGGTGGCGAAAATGTCGTTCGCGCGCCGCGTGGAGCTGATGCGGCAGGTGCGCGAAATGGCGCGGAAAGCGGAGTTCCAGGAGGCCGGAAGCGCTGGGGAAAAGATGGACGGGGCGCTCGCTCAGCGGGAAATCGACCGGCTGTATCTGGTTTGGGGGTTGAGGGAGATCTCGGGCTTGCAAGTGGACGGCGCGGAAGCCACGCCGGAGTTGCTCGCGCAGGCCGGGCCCGAAGAGCTCTTCCGGGAAGCGCTGGCGGCGGTGCGCGCCGAAACCGGATTGAGCGAGGCTGAACGAAAAAACTGATCGTCGCCTTCCAGTTTCAGTTTTCCAATCAAGCCGGTTGGAAGTGCGACGCGTGCAGGAAATCCGGTTTGGAGGGCAAGAGGCGTTGCGGTTGGCTGGCGCGCGCGGGGGCGACGGGCGCGCCGGCGCTGGTGTGGGCGAGGAGGGGGGCCTCGCTCACAACCTGCCCCAAGTCCTATATCACAGGCGAAAGCCTGGCGCTGGTGGAGGAGTTTCTAGTACGGCGGCGGATTGGGGGAATCAGCTTCGCGGAGTTGAGCGCGCGGCAGGCGGAGGCGTTCTGCATCCTGGAACACGAACTCGCAGCGGAGATAGCGGCGGAAAAAAGAGATGCCCAAAACCACGCAAGACGAATTGCTCGATAAGTTTATGGAAGCCGCGGGGAGCGAAGCGCCGGACGCGCTGACGGCGCTGCGGGAAACGGAAAGACTGCAGGCTTCGCTCGCCCGGACCGCCGCGCAAACCAGCGGCGAGAGCGAAGACGCAAGGTTCACGGCGCCCGCGCCGATGGAAGGCGGCGTCGTCCCCTTCCGCGAGAATCCATTCGGCGCGGAGGAGTCGACCAGCGGGAGCAAGAGCGTGACCGGCGCGTCCGTGGCGACGACGGTTCTCGAAAGCGGGCTCGGCCTGATTCCGCTGATCGGAGGACTCATCGGTCTTTTCGACGGAGGATCGAGGGCGCCGACGCTCGAAAAGTACGGCATGCCGCCGTCGCTCAATTTTCAAGCCGACGATACCGCCGGGACGTCGACCAACGTGAATTACGACGCCATGGGCATGCCGAGGGATACGGGCGGCGCGACGGAGGCCTCGGCCAGCCCTCCGGTAGCATCCGCGCAGACGGCGGCCGGCGCGCCGGCGGTGAACTCGCAATGGTTCCTGGATCATAGCGCAGACATCGCGGCCGCCGTGCGTTACGCGATGCTCAATCTGAATTCGATCAACGACGTAGTAAACGAGCTTTAACCATGGCGACTTTTCCAACCCTGAAAACGGGCGCGGCGCTGCAATACCCCGCGGCTCGCAAGGCGCATTACCAAAACGAGGCGCTGCGATTCCTGGATGGAACCGAACAGCGCTACCGCGATTGCGCGGGCCCGCTGCTCGCGTGGGAAATCCCGCTGAGCCGGCTGGATGAAACCGAAACCGCGGCGATTGTGCAGTTCCTCGAGGACAACCAAGGCTGCTTCGGCAGCTTCTCCTTCACCGATCCGTGGGATGGGACCGTTTACCCGAATTGCAGCTTGCAGAGCGACGCGCTGATCACGACGGCCGCCGGGGAAATGGATAACGCGGCCACTCTGACAGTGGTGCAGAACGCGGGGTCGCCGTGCTGACCTACCCGCAACTTCGAACGGGGGCGCTGAGCCAGTTTCCCGTGCGCACCCAACGGCGCGCGCGCACGGTGGTGAACCAGGCGATGGATGGGAGCGCGATCAAAGTGGCCGATCCGGCCGGCGCGGTCATCGATTGGACGCTCGCGTACGTCGGGCTTTCCGACGCGGAACTAAGCGCGCTGGAACAATTCTTCGCATCCGCCGAAGGCTCGTTGAACAGCTTCACCTTTCTCGACCCAGCGGCCAATCTACTGGCTTCGAGCGGCGATTTAAGCCAGCCGGCCTGGGTTCGGGATCCCTCGCTCGCGGCGGCCGGCGGAGCCGAGGACCCGGCGGGCGGAACGTCCGCCTGGGCGCTGACGAACGCGGGAGCCGCGCCGCAGGGGATCACCCAGACGCTTCCGGCGCCAGGGGTGTATGAAAACTGCTTCAGCGCCTACGTGCGCGCGCAGATGGCGGGCACGCTCAACATGATCATCGGCCCGAACGCAGCCGGCCGGCCGATAGGAACCGGGTGGAGCCGGATCGTGTTCACCGCCACAGGCGACCCTGCGGCCGAGGAGGTGGCTTTCGAGCTGCAAATCCCGGCCGGCGCGGAAGTCGACGTTTACGGAATCCAGGCCGAGCCGCAACTGGCGGCATCGCCGTACCAAGCTAGCACGACCGGCGGAGTGTACCAAAACGCGCGCCTCGCCGGCGATCAACTGGCGGTGAAAACCACCGCGCCCGGGCAACACTCCTGCACGGTGAATATCGTATATGTCAACCATCTATAGTCTGACGGAGCAGGCCACCGCGGATACGCCGCTACTGCTGTTCGATTGCACGCTGGCGAACGGCGAGACGGAGAACTGGTGCACGCACACGGTCACCGTGAACGGCTCCGCGTATGCGGCTCGCGTGCTGGGACACAGCTCCTTCGAGATGCAGCCGGCCTCGGCGCAGGGCGTGGATGGGCTGTCGCAGATATCGATCTTGCTCGCCAACGCCGATTCGCATTTTTCGGAAGTCGAGCAATCCATCGGGTGGAAGGGCGCGCGGTTGAAAGTCAGCTTCGTGATTTACGACCTGCCGACGCAGACGGCCGTGAGCGATGTTGCCGTGGTCTTTCAGGGAATCTGCAATCCGCCCGACGAGATTCTGGAAGCGACATTCCGGCTCACGGCCATCAACCGGATGAACCTGCAACGCGTGCTTCTGCCGCAGATCCACATCGAGAGCACGTGCCCTTGGACCTTCCCGGCGACGGCCGAGCAGCGCGCGGAAGCGATGAACGGCGGGAGCAACCCGCTCTACTCGCCTTACTACCCGTGCGGTTATTCGGCGGATCAAGCGGGAGGCTTCGGAACCCTCAACGGGGAGGCTCCTTACGCGACCTGCGGTTACACGCGATCCGATTGCCTGGCGCGAGGGATGTTTGGAAACTTCGGGGGCATCGAGTACATGCCGCCGGCGATCCTGGTGAGGCCCTCCGGCGGAAACGTGCAGCCCTCGGCCATCAGCTTGAACACGGCGCTTTACAACGACTTCGTTCCGATGGTGTACGGGACGGCGTGGTATGCGCCGCCGATCGTCTTTGCGCGCAACGACGGGAACCTGACGCGCATGCAAGTACTGCTGGGAATCGGCCTGATGCAGGATGTGCTGATCGTGCTAGTGAACGACGTCGAAATTCCGCGTGGCGTTCCCGGCGCAAACATGACCTCGACGGGCTGGTACAACATTCAGACGCTGGGGACGCGCACGGGCGCATTCGACCCCGACTTTCCGGGCGGCGATCCTTACGGGAGCATGGCGTACCTCTCGGTGGCGGTTCCCAACCAGATCAACAACGGGACCTCGCTGCCGCACATCAAGGTCCTGGCGCAGGGGCTGAACATTCCGATCTACGATTCAACCGGCGCGCAGACGAGCGTCGAGTTCAGCAATAACCCGGCCTGGATCCTGTTGGACATTCTGCAGCGGGTGGGGTGGACCCCCTCAGAGATCGACATTCCGAGCTTCACGGCCGCGGCCGCGTGCTGCGATGAGCAGATCGACGCGCTCGATATCTATGGGAACCCGATTTCTCTGGCGCAGTTCCAATGCAACATGGCGTTGAAGACCAGGAAGAGCGCGGGCGACGTAGCGCGCGGCGTGCGGATCACCGCGCGCCTGTTACTGACTTACGGCAACACCGGTCTCTTGCAATTGCGCGTGGAAGATGCCATCGCGAATGAGAACCCGACGCAACCCGAGTGCTCCAACAGTACCGAGACCCTTAACGGCGGGTGGCCGTGTTACGAATTCGGGGACGGGAGCACCGGGTTCACGGGCATCCTTCGCCTGCCGACCGGCGCGCCGAGCGTGCGCCTGTATTCGCGAAGCATGGCCGACACGCCGAACTGCCTGACAGTGGAATTCCAGGATGCGCTGAACGATTTTCAGCAGGATAGCTATACGGCGGTCAACGCCGAGGATGTGACGCTGTGCGGGCAGGAGATCACGGCGAGCTTGAATGCGATGGGGCTTCCGAATAACGACCAGGCGGGGCGCATCCTGCAAATGAACCTGGACAAATCGGTGCTCGGCAATACCTACATCGAGTTTCAGACCAGCATCAAGTCGTTTGGCATCCGGCCGGGCGACATCATTACCGTCACGTACCTGAAAGAGGGATTCCTGCGGCAGCCGTTCCGGGTTCTTAAGATCGCGCCGGGAGTAAATCACCGGGTGACGACGATCACCGCGCAAATTCACGACGACGCGTGGTACGCGGACAGTAACGGTCAACCCACTTCCGGCGCCGGAGGGCGGCGGCAGAGCGACGCCGGGATCGGCGTGCCACGGCCGCTGGTGGGCAGCGTGGTAGATGCGAACGGCAACCTCGAGTTCGGAGTGACGGAGACGGATGACACTGCCAGCGACGGGTCCGTGCAGGCGACTGTCACTGTGACGTACGTTGCGCCAGGAACGGTTTCGGCGGCGGGGCCGAGCATTCCGTTCGTGAGCTTATCGGCGGCGGTGGGGCCCGGCGGAACGCTGGCGAGCGGCCAAGCGCTCTATTACGCCGTGTCCGCGCTCGACGCGGCGGGAGACGAAAGCGCCCTCTCCTTTCTGGTGACGGCGGCGATTACCGACAGCGGCAGCGAGGTCACGCTTTCAGGGCTGAGTTTCGATGCGAACACGGTGGCTTTTAACGTTTATCGCGGGACGAACCCGGCAGCGCTGCTGCGGATTGCGACCAGCCAGGCGCTTGCCGGGGAATTCACGGATACGGGACTTGCGCCGCAGAGCATCGCGCCGCCCGATCCGAATTTCGACCACGCGAATTTCTATTGGCGGATGGAACTCGTGCCGGAGACCGCGGCCACGCTGTTTTCGACGAACACAGTGGGCAACGCGGGACTGAATATGACAGCCAACGCGTACGCCGGAATGACGGCGCGGATCACGCGCGGAACGGGCGCGGGGCAGGAATGCGCCATCGCGTCGAATACCGCGACGACGCTGACGGTATCGACCACGTGGATCACAGAGCCGGATCCGACGAGCCTCTTCACGATCGCGGCGAGCGCCTGGAAGCCGGGAGCGACCACGACCAGCGCGACGGCGGAATTCGCTGTTCCGAACTGGTCGGGGGAGGTGGTACAGATCACCGGCCGCGCCGCGAACGTGCACAACGTGGAGTGCGACCCGGGACTTTCGATCGTGACTCGCTGGCAGATCGGCGGCGCGGGGCTGGCCGACTCAGCACCTCCGCCGCGACCTTTGTTCGGCCTGGGAAACGGGCAGCAGGGCGGGACCGTCGCGCTGAGCGGCGTCGGGTTCACGAGTCTTACGAACACGCGCTCCATTTCCTCGGCGACGCTCACGCTGTATTACTGGAATGAACTCCAGGGCGCGTCGACTTTCGCACTGGCGAGCGCGATGGGCGCGACGGACAGCGCGCTCAGCCTGAACCAGCCGGGGCCGGCGGGGCAGGGAAGCTATCTGCAGATCGACGAGGAAGTGATGACGGTGACCGGTACGTCGAACGGAGGAGCGACATATCAAGTGGCCCGCGGGCGCGACGGAACCCAGCCGGCGGCGCACGCTGGGCTGGCCCCCGTCTATCATCTGGCGAGCGCGAGCACGATCGCATCTTTTCCGCCCGAGTTCTTCGGCAGCGCCTATAGCGGGACCTGGAGCTCTCCGGTGATTCTACCCGATGTGCGGGTGGCGTGCGGCGAGCTTTTCGTCACCAACAACAAAGGCAGCAGCCCGGCGGGGAGCGTCGCGTTGACGGCAACGACAGACGTGGGACTACGCACGACCTCCGGCGGGCAATACACGATCCAGGTGGATGGATTTCTGGCGCTGGACCAGTGCGCGGCGCCGCCGCTGGTCATGGACGCTTCCCACGCGGTCCGCGAGGTTTACGCGGTGCTGGGCGCGGCGGCGGATGCGCAGGTGCAGCTTCAGTTGAACGTCAATGGGAGCCCGTATTGCTCATGGGTCTTCGACCCGTCAAACTCGGTCTCGCACAGCGTGGATGGGAATACGCTGCCGCCGTTAATGCAGGGCTCGCAGGTGACGCTGTCGATTCTTTCGATCGGCCAGGTCTATCCGGGCGCGGATCTTACCGTACTCATCCGGCTATAAGGCTGATATGGCGGAACAGCTTACCAAGTTGCGTCCCGACCGGGACCTGCAATGTTACTTCTATCAGCCGAGCGCGGTCGCTGCACTGAGCGGAACCGGCCCGGCCGGTTTCACTATCTCGGGTTCGTTTCGCCAGCAGTTCGATTGGGCGGTCGTCGAGTGGCGCCGCGACAACGTGTTCGAGCACCCGTCGCTGCGCTGCCTGCCCGACGGCGATCTAAGCGGCATCCAACTGTGCTATGACGAAACGCGCACAGACTGCGTGGCGATGGACTGCTCGCTGTGGCCGACGGTGGATTGGCCGTACCTCCGAATATGGGCGACCGGCGCCGACGGGGTCGAGCTGGAATACAAGGTTCCGCTGGCGGCCCACGCGACGCCGGTGGCCGGAAGCTACTCAGCGGCGCAAGCCACTTTTGACCTGACGGGCTCGGTGACGGCCAACGATTATGTGGAGATCGCGTGGGCCGCGGCGGACGGCGTGGACCCATCCAGCCAGCACGCCACGCACCAGATGTACTACAACGACACGCTGGAAGGCGTGGCGGCGTTGCTTGCAAGCGCGATCACGGGGAACGCCGGCGAGACCGGCATGACGGCCACAGCCAACGGCTCGCAAATCACTCTCGCATACAATTGCGCGGCCGGAGCGAATGGGAATGGCGTGGGAGCGTACGGAAACGTGAGCGGAGCGCAGACGGAAAGCTGGCAACCGGCCTGCCAGACGATGAGCGGCGGAACGTCGCCCACCGAGTGGCACGTGGCGCTGGATTTCAGCAACCTTCAAGGCTACCTGGGACCCGATTTCACGACGCTGGCGCAGGTCCCGACCACCTGCGTGCGGAGGATGCGCTGGACGTGGGCGCCAGCGCAGCAGCCTGCCGATTTCGTCCGCACCGAATTCTCCGTGGCCGTCACCAACTGGGCTGTTACGGGAGCGAACCTAACCTATCAAGTGGCGGGACCGGGAAGCTGGCGTGCGGAAGACTCGGCCGATTTAGTGAGTTATTCCGGAGAGTGGAACGGCTCGGTAACCGGCAATTATTCAGGCGGATCGATTCAATCCACGCAAACACCGGGGGCTTCGGTCTCGTGCACGTACACGGCGGCTGGAAGTCACACGCTGTACCTCGGAACGCGGATGTTCAGTAGCGGCTCGGCGGCCGGGGCGACGATTTCCATCAACGTGGATGGCGCAAGCACCACGCTGAGCCTGGCGTTCGCGGGCGTCGAGGATTTCCTGGTGAGAATCCCTGCGGCGGAGTTGGCGCCGGGACAGCACACGGTGACTACCACGCAAACCGGCGCGGGAGTGTTTTACTTCGACTTCTTCGAGATCGCCTACCCGACGCCGGACCTTCCCGCGATCGCCCCGACGCCGACCACGACGCTCGCCACCGATTGGGATACGGAACATTCGCTGGCGCTTGCTCCCGAACGCACGGCTTGGCTTATCAATACACTGGGGTTCAATGGGCGGGCGAATCACTATGCGGGCGCCCTATGGTTCTATGAGTTGACTTGTCCCGGACAACAGTACGCTTCGGCCACAGTGACGTTTTCGGGCGCGCCCGATTTCGGCTTATATACGACGATCAACATTGGGGGCGCGGTCTTCCAGCACATGAATCTCATTGCGGATACGGCGGAGAGCGTGGCGCAGGCGCTGGCGTTTTCGATCAACGCGGGGGCCACGGCGGTTTGGGCTAACGCGGCGGGATGCGCGCTCACGCTTTGTTCGCGCACCATGAGCACGGCCGGCAACGGGATGAGAGTTTCCACGGATACGGGTGGAAGCGCGCATCTTACCGCGACCGCGAGCGGGCCGCTTGAGGGGGGTGTGAACGGGGACCTGTCCACGATGGCTTGGGCGCAGGGATGGCGCACCGACCTGACGTGCGTTCCGCGCATGAATCGCGCGGCGCGAGACTGGCACGCGAGCTATTTCGCCGCGCTGAAGGGCTACGGGATCGACGTGGCGGCTGCGTTTTCCATGGAGCTTCAGGACGGCGACCCGCAACCGGCGACGGGCATTGCCCAATGTTATCCCGACGGTACGCCGGCTTTGCTCAACACGCCGTCTTTGCAGACCAACTTCTCACCGGCCAGCACGGCCTTCTGGAGGCAGGCGTACCTGGACATGGCCAATATCATGCACGCGGCGGGGCTGATTCCGTATCTGCAATTCGGCGAAGTGCAGTGGTGGTACAACGCGAACGCGTCTGGGATGTCATTTTACGACGCATACACGCTGAGCGCTTTTCAAGCGGCTTATGGGCGCGCGATGGGAGTGATTACGAACCAGAACGCGGCGCCGGCGGATTTTCCGGACGAATGCGCGTTCCTCCCGGCGCTGATCGGAGCGTTCACAAACGCCATCATGTCGTTCGTACGGGCGACTTACCCGAATGCGCGATTCGAATCGCTGTATCCGACCGATACGAACGACACGCCTCTGAACCAGATCATCAACTACCCGGCGGCGGCCTGGACGCCGACAACGCTGGCATGCCTGAAGACGGAGAATTTTATTTTCACGGGCAACCGGGATTTGGACGAAGTACGCGGCTCGCTGGCGTGGCCGGCGAGACTTGGCTTTCCGCCCTCGCAGAGCAGCCACCTGGTGGGAATCAGCGATTACACCACGCCGTGGCTCAAGGAAAGAGGACTGGCGCTGCAGAATGGCGTCGAGTCCGTAGTGCTGTTCGCGCTCGATCAGTTCTGCCTGATTGGATATGCTGCGCCCTTGCCGAAGAGCTCGCGGAGAGCGGCGAAGATGGGCTAGCCGCGGCTGGTTGCGTCGCTTCTTCCGGGGAGCGGAACCGGCTCGGGGCGCTTCGCCTGACCAGCGGCGTCGAGGCAGACTTGGCCAATGGTCAACAGAAGCTCTCGCGGCGCATTGTTCGCGGCGGCTTGCTGACTTTCCTGAAGCGCCATTACCTCGGCGTCCCATTCGGCTCGGAGCGCGGCGAGGCGCGCGTCGCAGCGCGCGCCAATTTTCTCGATGGACGAGAACGCCGCCTCATCCTGCTTGGCCAAGGCCGCCAACTGCCCGGCGAACTGAGCTTCGAGGTCCGCAATGCGGCGCTCTACTTGGGCGGCGCGCTCTGCGACTTGCTCCTCGATGGCGCGGGCGACGGCTTCCACGACGCGGTGATCCACAGTGGGCGGCGCGGCTGGAAGCGTGGCGGAGGTTGCGTCAGACCCGGCGACCTCCCGGCGCTGGGCGGCGCGCTGCGCCAGTCTCACCCCTGCCGCGAAGACCAGCCCGTCGCCGAATGCAACGGCAAGACTCTTCCAAAGCGGATCCCCGCGTCTCTCGGGCATAAACACAATCTACAACGGTTTCGCGGGAAATGGCGTAACCGGCTTGCGGCGACCGGGCGCTACGGCGACCCGAGCCGGGCGCCCCCCGGGCCTCACGGCCCCGAGAGCTCCTCCCCGAACGTCAGTTGCGACTCCGTTGCGAACTTCCGATAGGACTGATAATCGATCTCGTTGCCATCCAAGCGCATGGTGACCACGGCGCTTCACGCCCAATAACCGCCGCCCGGACTCGACCGACCCCTCCGATCCCCTCAGGCCTCGGGCGGTACTACGACGGCATGTGGTACATCATGAGCTTCCTCCGCTGCAGCGGCGAGTTCCGCATCTGGGCCCCGAAGAAGAAGCGGGCGGGGCGCTTGCGAATGTCGAGCGCCTGTTGGCCATCGCGAGCCGGAAACTGAGCGCGAAGCGCCCCCAAATCCAAGGGCTGACGCCGGACGCGCGGGCACGCGCCGAAGGACGATCCGGAGGCGATCGCGAGGTTGCGCCCGCCTCGCGGATTGGGGTATCTTAGCCTAGACTCGCGGTCTCGAAAAAGGGACCCGGCGGTGCACGCTTGGGTGCGTGCGAACGGAGGGGAAACAATGTCCGTGTCTTCCGCGAAGGGTCTGGCCATGCGCCGGACGGTCGCAGTTGTGGCTGCCGCGATACTCAGTGTTCCCGCCCTGTGGGCGCAGCGCCAGGGGACCGATTGGCGCGACTACTTGGGCGGACCCGATTCCGCGCATTATTCGCCGCTGAAACAGCTTGACCGCGGCAACGTCGGAAAGCTCCAGATCGCTTGGACATTTCCATCGCAGGACAACACGGCTTACACGTTCAACCCGCTGGTCGTGGGTAACGTCGCGTACGTCATCGGCAAGGGTGGCAGCCTGGTTGCGCTGGACGCCGCTGCGGGCAAAGAGCTCTGGACGCATACTTTCGAAAGACCCGGAGCCGGTGGAGCTCGAGGCGGCGCGCCGGGGCAAGGGCCCGTGGGAGCAGCCGGCCCCGCCGGCGGGTTTGGCCGAGGCGGTATAAACCAGCGTGGGTTGAACTATTGGGAGAGCAAGGACCGTTCCGACCGTCGTATCATCCTCCCGGTCTTTAACCAGCTTCAGGAGGTCGACGCGCGCACCGGAAAACTCATCGAGTCCTTCGGGGATCACGGCTACGTGGATTTACGGGTGGGAACCGGCCGCGATCCGCAGACCGTCCGCTCCATTCAATCACGCTGCCCGGGGCGAGTCTTCGAAAACCTCATCATCCTCGGTTCCTCGACTGGCGAGAGCTACATGTCGCCTCCGGGTTTCCTGCGCGCCTACGACGTCCTGACCGGCAAGCTGGTTTGGACGTTCCATACCGTGCCGCAGCCCGGGGAGCCCCATTACGATACCTGGCCCAAGGACGCCTACAAGTACATTGGCGGCGTCAATACCTGGGGGGAGATCAGCATAGACGAAAAGCGCGGCATCGCTTATTTCCCGCTCGGATCTCCCACGTACGATTTCTACGGGGCCGACCGCAAGGGCGACGGCCTCTACGGCACCTGTCTGCTAGCGCTGGATGCGAGAACCGGCAAATACCTCTGGCATTTCCAGACGGTGCACCACGATCTTTGGGATTACGACGATGCCGCCGCGCCCCAACTCATCACCGTACAGCACGACGGCAAGGCCGTGGATGCGGTGGCGCAGGCCACCAAGAGCGGTTTTCTGTTCGTGTTCGACCGAGTGACCGGCAAGCCATTGTGGCCGATCGAAGAACGCAAGGTGCCGGCTTCCGACGTGCCAGGCGAGACTTCATGGCCCACGCAGCCCTTCCCCACGGCTCCTCCGCCTCCTTCCCGTTTGAAGTTCACGGCGGACGATGTCGACCCGTACTATATGACTCCCGAACAGTACGCCCAGATGAAGGCGCGCGTAGCCAACGATAAGAACGAGGGGATCTTCACGCCGGTGGGCTTTACCGAAACCATCGAGATGCCGGGCAACAACGGGGGGGCGATCTTCTTTACCACGGCCGCCGATGCCAGCGGCACGGTGTATGTAGTCAGCAAGAACGTGCCGTCATTCATCAAGCTGGTGGATAATCCGCGCGCGACTATGCCGGCCGCAGCCGCCGGACGCGCCGGCCGGGGGAATGCCAATCCGGCGGGTGGAGCCGCCGGCGGCGGGGTGGCCGCCAACGTCCTGCCGGCCACGCCCGCGCGGCAGGGGCGCGCGATTTACGAGCAGAACTGCCAACTCTGCCATGGCGCCGATTTGAAGGGCATCGGCTCGGCTCGGCGCCTCGACGATGTTGTGTCGCGCCTGGGCGAACCGCACGTTCGCGACATCGTCGGCCACGGCCAGGGGGACATGCCCTCGTTCGGCAATATGCCCGAGGCGAGCATGACGGCGCTGGTAGCGTTTCTGAGCAATCCGAGCGCCGCGCCGCCGGGAAGCGCCGTCGCGATGGCCGCGCCGGCCTTTGGCGAGATCCCGTATCCTGAGGGAACCGAGCATCCGCCGGTGCGCTATTACACGGGCTACGGCGAAGAGGCCACGGCGATCGATCCGCCCTGGTCCACGCTCACAGCCTACGATTTGAACAAGGGCACTATTAAGTGGCAGGTTCCTTTCGGCGACAATCCCGCAGCCGGCCCGAACAAAGGCGCCCAGCTTCGCGGCAATCTATTTCCCAAGAGCGGCATCGCGGTGACCGCCAGCGGCTTGATTCTGTTCGCCAGCAATGAAGGCAAATTGCGGGTTCTGAACGCCGCCGACGGAAAACAACTCGCCATGTTCGACCTGCCCAACGGTTCGATGTGCGTTCCGGCCGTATATGAAGTGAATGGGCGGGAGTACATTCTGATCAACGCAACCGGCCCGGGGCCCGACTTGCGGGTGGCCCCGGACGGCGAGGCTCCGCCGAATGGCCCGAAGTCCTACGTGGCCTTTGCGCTGCCAAGCCCTCGTTGAGGTCACATCACGGATTGGTCCGGCGACGGCGGCCGCCTTTACTCGGGGAGTGTAAAGCGGTTATGCTGCTGAAAGTCCGGAGGCGTACGGAAGGCCGCCGGGCAAAGGAGATCCACATGCGGTTTGTTCTGCTTACCATGCTATGCGCGGCATCGCTCGTGGCTCGCGATCCTCTTGCGCAACGTATCCACCACTTCGACGCGTCGCGTTTGCGCGGCGAACAGAGGGCAGTTCATGGGGGCGCCGGCT